AAACTTCCACTACTTTTCTGGCTTCGCTCTGTATCTCCGCAACTGTCATGGCATAACTGTATTTATATGCTCCGGTTGGAATGTTATGCTTCTGACATCCGGAGTAATTTTTCTCAAAGCAGTTATCAATCACGTTTCCGGCTTCTGTGATCCGGAGGATTACAAAATCCATGCCGTAGTTGGCCACGGTATCCCAATTTATGTTTCCCTGCCATGCAGAAACGTCTATTCCTCTTATTTCCATGTCAGTCTCCTTTCATAGAGAAAAAGGGATGATCACTCATCCCCTGAATCCTTATACTTTGTTCTGTCCCAGATCTCTTTTACCTTCTCCCAGCCGCCAGTTGCTACCAGATATACTACAAAAGCGGCCAGGAATGATGCGAACACATAATACCATGTGATCACCGTTTTATAATATGTACACAATACAGACAATGCCACCGGACACAGTACCAGGGACGCTACAAGAGCTACAATGCTGGTCGGAATGTTTTTCAATCCCGGAAGCTCCTTAATCACCTGCACAATGATTGATACCATGAAAGCAAGCCCTCCGATCAGTGCCAGACCATAAGTTACATACTGCATCATTACTTTTACATCCATAATCATTCCCCTTTTCTTTTAATATGCAATTCTTCGATTTCCTGTTTCATTTTTGTTACCATGCCATTTCCACCCAACGCATGATATGCATCATACATCTCGCAGAAGTTCTGATATGCGTAGGAAGGGATATCTCCCAGTTTCATGTACTTTGCATGGTACTCGATCAGTTGAGTACGGAGCAGGAGCATGGTTCCCTTGCTGTTTGCATCCCGGTCCTTTTTCTGGTTCTTCAAGATCCAGACGATATACCCTAAAAGAACCGGTAACACAATAGTATATGTCTGCACGAGTATTTCTTTCACTGTTTCACTCTTTCTCCGGTTTGCGCCGGCACAATTTTAAAACGGCAATATGTCTTTCAGCGGCTCTGCTCTTATATTCTCTGGCAGTTCATCATCGTCAACATCTGCGTATTTACGGCAATTAAATTCTACTAGATCAATGTCCTTTTCAATCTCCTGCAGAGTTTTATTGCTCTGGCCGTTTGCAAGCAGGACCAGGTCAAAGATGATGGACCAGAGTTTGCTTATGATCTGTAATTTTGTCATTTATTCTCCTCTGGCAAAGAAATGAGTTCCTGATATTCTTTATCTGTAAGTTTTCCACGTTCCTTTGCCTGTTCTACCATTTTCAGCCAATTTTCGTGGTTATACATTTTCTTCATTTTCAATAAAATTCTGTACATCTTCATCCTCCTCTGTTTCTTCTGGAATATAAACGTCTGTCATTGCTGCCAGATACTGAATTGTTACGTTCTGGTTTTCAATGATTTTTTTCTGCTTTTCTACGGTTGCTCTGAGGTTCTCGTCCTCTGCCGCTTCCGCAGGTGTCTGAGTCATTTTTCTTACTTCCATGTTCTTCACCCTTTCTTAACTGTTTTAAATATTTCTGAGTCCTTTGTTTTACTTTATACGAATTTCCTTTATCAGCATTATTTTCCCAGGAATTGTGATGTTCATCTACTTTTTCCGGTTCAAGTTCTCCTCTCTGTGATTTATGAACCATCCTCACAAGAGTTTTTCTTTCATGCTTTACACTATCTGAGTTAAGCGTCATGATTATCCTTCCTGTTTCTGTCAGCCGATAGTCGAATCCCAAAAATGTAAATCCTTTTTCAAGCGGTGTTATGTGTGATTTCTTTTCATTTGCTTCCAGCCCGTATATCTGCAATTGCTTCATTATCTCACTGAAAACTCTCTCAGCCTGTTTTCTTGTTTTAACAAGAATCCAGAAATCATCCATGTATCTGATATTGTATTTTACATGCAACTGTTCTTTGATGTAATGATCTAATGGATCCAGAAGTGAAATACCGGCAATCTGTACCATTTGAGATCCTGGATTGTATCCGGTTTCTCCTGCGTACTGGTCTCGTAAAACTCCACACGACATTTCTGTTGTATCCTTATCCGTCAGATTCCTTATTTGCCTTTCTACATCGCTGTGCCGCATGTTTAGGTAGTATCCATGTATGTCAACCTGAACTATCCATCCTTTTGTGCCGTATCTGCAATAATAATTCCATAGATATTTTTTAACCAGTGTTCTTGCAAAGTCTGTTCCCTTTCCTGTCTGGCAGGCACAATTTGAATAAGTGAATCTCTTTGTCATTTGAGGATAAAGAGAATTGTCATTAATGCTCCTTTGATATACCCGATCCTTAAACGGAATGCTGAGAGCTTCCCGGCGTTTCGGATATGTTATCAATACCGTTTTAGGTTTTCCATTCTTCCATGTCCCGTCCTGATGCTGATGTTTCATCCGGAGTATATTTTCTTCTCCATTTAACAAAAACGACTTAACTGATGGTTTCCATGTTACTCCATTCTTACATTTCAGCATTGATTCGTATAAACTATCATAGCTTGTTATGTGGTCTTTCATCTTTTGTGCTTCCGCAGTTTCTCAGTGCTGGCAGGCTTATGTAAGTCACGCACTGTCTCTTTCGATTATCCGCGGTATTGTTTAGGCTTATGCCAGGGATTTCGGCTCCTTGTCTATATCTTCAAGGCGATCATTGCTATGCAATAACCATAATGCTTTTAGGAAGACAATCGGGGCATACGCATTCGAGTTCCATGCGCTCGTGTTGTTGACGTTGCCACTGGTGTTCACATTCATGACGTTGTTAGCGTTGCCACGGTTAGCTGAACGAGAAAACACATTCTGAGGTGATAGCCTACGTCCCATATTTTTTATGAGTACCGGTCTACATCAGACTCTCGCCATTTCTTGATGTAGTTCCTAACTTTGAGCGTCTGTTCTGACCAGTATTCTATCCTTTTGCCTTTCAGGTGAAAGAGAGGGTGCGCAAGCCCGATCAGTGCAAGTAAGTTGTTACAATCCAGAATCGCCTGACGCTGCAGTTTGCTTCTCCAGGCCCATAGCTCTTTCTTATTCTTTTCTGTTACCCGGATATTGTTTGCGGTCCAGGCATTTATATAAATGTCTTTCGCTGTCCGGATGATATCGTCCGTGAGCGCAGATTGATATTCCGGAAGAAATACCTTTTTATTCTTGCAGATCTGAATCGTGTAGACCGCCAGCTCTCTTGCGTACCATACTGCATTTAACTGTCTATTCTGCGGTGTGTCCGGTACATTTCTCTCACCTGCTTTAACTGCCATTTCTTTTCCTTTCTATCCCTGCATCCGTGGGTGCAGGGATTATTTGATTGCTGATTATACGACGACAAGCGGGGCATACGCATACGAGTACCATGCGCTCGTGCTGAAGACGCCGCCACTGGTGTACACATACATGACGTTGTTAGCGCTGCCACGGCTAGCTGAACGAGAAAACACATACTGAGGTGATGTGTGGTTCGCAGCTGAATATCTAATCATAATCGGATAGGTTTTCCATGGTTCAATTGGTGTTTTGGAATTTGTTCTCCGCTGCCAGTATTCGTGAACTGTTCCCTCCTCTTTGCTCATGTTGACATTCATCTGAGACATGGATGCAAGGAACACTCTGTCGTATGTGATATCTGTCACGCCGCCATCATTGACCGTGTTCGCAAGTGTAGTTACTTTGACCGTCTTTAATGCTGCCAGCATATCCGCAGGCATTCCGCAGAGGAAACCGTCTTTTGTGGCTAACTGGCTCGGTGCAATATCCCAGTCGTCCTGTTTTGTCCACCATTTGCCCTTTGGTTGTGTTGAATTGAGCCACTGACGGGCCGCTGAGTATTTCCAGCGATTCCATCCGTATGCTGATTCCTGCATACTGTTAAGATTTCCGTTTCTGGTTGTGTGCTGCATGGTTCCCAGATCTGTTCCGTCTGATCCGGATGTAACTGCCACAGTTTCAATTGTGGTGATCCCGTCTGCAGCATAAGAGGTTGCTTTCCAGTTGCTCGGCGCAACGTCCGGCATCTGTGTGAATCCATATACTGATCCGCCTGCAGGTACGGCCTTGGTCAAAGTAAACTGCCAGTATGTGTCTGCTTTTGCATTATTTCCCCAATCCTTTTCTAATTTGAGGTGATAAGTTCCTGCTGCCAGTCCATCCGGACAACGCAAGAATGCACGGTTGCTAAACTGTAATCCAAATGGGGTTGTGTAATGCGCTTCCAGGAATGTTCCTGGAATGACTTCTCCGTCCTCCAGTTCTACATTTTCAAAATGTGTGACCTGCCACGGGAAATCATATTCCTGGCCGGCGGCAGTATCTGTCCATTTCTCAAGAATCTGGTCTCCGAAATCAAAAATTTTCTGAGCGTACCCATTTCTGGAAAGTCCGCTGATCTGGTCCCACGTTGATATGTTTTCCAGGTTTGCTGCCTGTGTAAATGCCATTGTCTGCAATGCCTGTGAAATTTCTTTCATAGTGCTTTCGCGTGGGAAATTAATGAGTGTCTGGTCTCCTGTTGCCATTTCTGTTCCTCCTTTATTTATAATCTCTAGTTATTCTGTATAGACAATATCAAGTCCGCCGTCTTCACTATTTATTGCCAAGGTTATATGTTGTGTCTGAGCAATCAGTGCATCTGTTGCGGACTTGGCGGCAGCCGCCTGGTCTTTAGCAGCTTTTGTAGCGGTATTTGCATTTGTTGCCGCTGTTTCAGCTGTAGTCGTGGCAGTTTTGACAGCTTCTAAGGATTTTCCAATTTCTGTGCTTAAATTTGTCGCGTCCGAAATCGTTTTTTTGAGTGTCGTATCCTTTGCAGTTGCATCCGCAATTGTCTTGTTCAGATTATCTTTCGCTGTCTTTATGTTTACATCAAATCTTCCAATCTCCTGATTGGTATGTTCTGTAATTCCTTGCTGTGCTTCTAATTCTTTCAGTTCAATATAATCTTCTGTCTGACTCTTTACTTTCTTTACGGATGTCTCCTGCTGACTGATTATAGTCTGTATCGCCTGTTTCCTTGTCTTATCAATTTCTTCCCGAGCCAAAGTGACCGATTCGGTCACTTTTTCATCAAATCCGGTGATCTGCGCATTGATATTCTGTTCAGACTCTGATGCTACCTTTCTAGACTGCTCTGCGCTCTGGGCGTAGCCTGCGGCACTGTCTCTGCTATTCTCAGCTTCCTGCGCTGCTTGCACAGTGTTGGAATGTAACTGCTGTATATCCGTGTGAGCTGATTCTATTTCCTGCTGGGACTGCTCTACTACTGCTCTGGATGTCTCAACCTGTTTGGCTTTATTAATCACATCATCATGGGCTGCGATATATTCCGGTGTCATATCTCCTGGAAGGGCTATCATCTGCCAATGTTCTGAATTATGACCCGGATCAGGAGCGATTCCTGTAATTGTTGTCTCCAGCTCTGCCAGGCAGAAGTATGAGCCACCCTGATATGAAACTGCATCAAGATATTCGTAGGCAGCTGAAGAATCATATTCCCCTCTCGGATTTAAGGCAACATTCCCCAAATCGGTTTCTATGTAGTTATTTTCTGTATTCATTTTATCCTCCTGTCACATTTTCAGTCTGTACTTCAGACGTGATCCGGTTCTTCGGAACCGAACCTTATCAACTGCTGGATCTGAATACAGTTTTAATTTGCCTGTCACAACTCTAAATGCAGCAAAAAAGACATTTCCTGTTTCTCCTTTCAGATCAGCTTTTTTCTGGCGGATGTAACTATCAATGTCTTTCTTTCCATTTTCCACTCTGCCCGAAATAGATGCGACCTCTTTCTTTGCCTGTTTAGCGTAATATTTTGCATTATCTGCATCACATTCTGGATGTTTCTCATGTCCATGCGTCCATGCTTCAGCCTGCTCCTGGGCTTTTTCTGCTCTTCCAGCTGCTTCATTCACGGCTTCAACTGCTTTCCGGAAGAGTTCCGGTTCTTCTGGTGTTCCAGGAACCTCAGGTTTTGGTCTTGCTTTAACCGGTATGGTTATTTTATGTTCTGTATTTCCAGCTGTGTTTTCACTCAGGTATATAAATGCGTATATTTTGTAATTTTGGTCGATTTCTTCGTTTTCCAGCATGGAATCCGGAATTGTCACATCTGTTACAGAATCTTTCGTTGTTCCTATTCTTGTTACAGATGTTCCACCTGTTTCTTCCAGCGAGAAATGCATTTCTACTGCCCTTGGAAGATTTAAGCCCTGAATCCGAAGAATCTGTCCGTAATCATACTGCCACGCTGTTTCGGCCCGAATATTTGTTTCTGTTTCTGAAAAAACAGCAGTGATTATATTATTCCTCTTCTGCCTCCCTCTTTAGCAAATTCCATTCTTTTTCCGTGATAATCTCCAGTGCCCATTCTTTCGGGATGTATAGTTTCATTCTTTTATTGATTTTATTTTTCCTGTAGTATTTATTCCAGAAATAGGCATTCGCCAGTGCTCTTGCTTTGTGCATAATGCATATATATGTCGCCCTGGCGTCCGGTGTACCGAAAATCTGGTAATTGTATGCAGTGCACCAACTGCAGCCCTCTGCGATATGACAGTTAAAGCACTCGTCTGTGCTCTGTGTTCTCCTGTCAATTTTTTTCAAACGCTCTACACGGCATCTGTCGCATTCCGTCTGGCAGATTCCATGATCTACATCTCCGATTGAATAAGGTTCCTGTTGATTTCCCAGAGAGCTTTCCATGTAGCGCAAACACGGATATATAATGCCTGCCGGATCTACGGCCAACATCACTCCGTTTCCGCCACACCAATTCTCCAGATCGTCCTCCTGTTTCGGATGGAAGAACTCCTCTTCAAACAGTGAACAATAATAATCATTTTCGAAATCCATATTATTTTCCAAAATGTAATCCGCGAGACGCTTCATTTCGTTATATAGGACGGTTGCATGAATTGGCTTCCATCCGTCCTCGTATACACAGTTCGCGTTGATTTCATTGTATCCCAGCTCGAACATATGAATAATTGCATCGTATGTATGCATTACATTAGCCGGTGCAATGGTGATCTTCGAACCCATGTAATTCCCTTTGTCCATCCAATCTTTTGCCGCGGATACTGCCAAGTCATACGAAGGGCTTCCATCTGGGAATATGCGGCAAGAATCATGCAGTTCTTGATTCCCGTCAACTGTGACCGAGAAAGACAATCTGTTCTTCCATTTATCAAGCACTTTCCTGACCTCTGGATCATGATATAATGTTCCGTTTGAACATATAGAGAACATCGTCTTATCAAGCCACGGATGATTAAGTTCTATCATTCTACCAATTGCATATGAGCATATCTGGTCTATTAATTTTGCTTCCAATAATGGCTCACCGCCAATGAAATCAATGATTAATCCTGGAGATTTATGGGGGTTGATATAATCTTTCATCCCTTTTTCTCCGGTTAACAGTAAATCTATCATTTTCTCAGCCGTTTCAAGGCTCATTTTGCGTTTTCCTTTTTTAATCTGATAGCAGTATGTGCACGCCAGATTGCAGTCATCAGTCACCTGGAAGGTGACTGTTTGTGTTAAGATTCTTTCTTTTTCATCTGCCTGATGAAGTTCCGGATATAATCTACTTAATTGTTCCGTGTACTGCTCAGTTCTTTTCATTTTCAACACCTTCGATTTCGCAATTGCACATTATGCTAATTTCAAGTTTTGTCGAATTGTTCGGAAGCATCCAATTATATTTATGCTTCTTTATTGCTCCCGGTATATACAACTTTTCAATTTCCTGAACTGCCAGTTTGTACTCCGCTTCCAGCTCTGCTCCTTTTTTTTGATATGCTTTAAATGCTTCGGAATTGATCACATCCGGATCGTTCGGATGTGATTCAATGATTCTCTGGATAACATCTTTTGCAAATCCCAGTTCAAAGTTTAATCTTTCAATGTATTCTGCTTTTTCTCTTTCGATTTCTACAATTATCTTTCTCATAGTTTCTCCCTTCTTTAGATTGCTCCAAGTTTTATTGTGATCACACTTCCTCTGTCTGACAGATCCTCTGTAATCACGTCCACTTTCCATCCTGGGAAGTCCCTTTTTGTTTTTCCAACAGTCAACGTAAACTCCGAATCGTTTCCGTCTGATAATTTTTTCTTAACTGATTCAAAAGTTTCATTCTCTCCTACGTACATGGTGATGAGGCTGTTGTAGCTTAATTCATTTCCTTTTCCATCCTTAAATTTTTCAAATGAGAACGAATTGTTCATCCCTGCTATTTCTATTTCCTGTTTATTTTTTAAAACTAACTTCATTTTTTCCTCCTATTTTTCAAAATGACCGAGTCGGTCATTTTACTGTAGATGAAACTTGCCCATAGCATGTATCTTTACATGTGTTTCCGCAATTAGTAGAACAATTTGACGAGCATGAAGTACTGCATCCTCCGCAAATCGTAGAACAGCTATTTGAGCACGATTCCGCGCATCCTCCCATACATGAAGATGTGCATTCGGATCCGCATGAACTTCCGCACGAACTGCAACCAGAGCATCCGGTGCATGATGTCGAACATGATGCTGTGCATCTGTTGTCGCATCCGGTACAGTACCCCGAACATGTTCCGGAGCATCCCGAACAATCGTACGAACAGCTGTAGCCGCATCCGGTACAATTATTTTTGCAGCTACCTGAACAGTCATCTGCACATGTTGCAAAGCAAGTGCCTCCACATTCGTTTGTACAGTCTGCGCAAGTCTGCGCACAATTTGTCGTGCAGGTCTGGAAGCAATCCGTTTTGCAGCCACCCGAACAGTCATCTGCACATGTCGCCTGGCAACCCGTACATTCATCCTCGCATGCTCTATTGCATTGCCTGTCGCAATTTCCACTGCATCCGGTTTTGCAACTAGTCGAGCATGCGGTTCCGCATGAGCTTCCGCAATTTCCTTTCGTTGTGTTCTGGCAACTTGTCGCGCACTGAGTTCCGCAACTAGATGTACAAGCCCTTTCGCATTCCTCCTTTTAAGCTTTTATTGATGTAGTGCATCCTGCACCGCATGTATGTGTACAGCCGTTCGAGCAACCACCTGTGCAGCCGCCACAGCCGCCTGAACAGCCATCTGAGCACTGTTTTCCACATGTAGTGCTGCAGTTTCCAGAGCACGAAGCGCACCCCATGCAGGTAGATGCACAGGCCAGTTCGCATAGACCTGTGCAATTCCCTCTGCACCCCGATACCTTTGCATCTTTCTGTATGTTCAGCATTTTGTCTGCGAAATTTTCTGCTTTTTCCAATGTCATTTCAAGTGCAGTTCTTTCTTTTTTCAGACTGTTATCTGGCAGGAAATCGTTGATTTCTAAAAGCGGATCAACGATTTTTTGAATATGCTCATCTGAAATCTGTTTTCCATTCTGCGGCATGATACTAAAATCATATTCCTGTGATGCATATTTCTTCAGCGATCCTCCCATTTGTTCTGCCGTTCTGCCCATCATTGTTTTTTTTACTTTTTCTTTGATTCGTTTCAAAGATTCAGCTGTTATGATCCTTATTTTTTCTCCTATACTGCTGACACTGACGTGTAAGCCGGATTCACGAGCATATAGTCAATTGTTACTGTTTCCATTATTGTTGTTTTTAAAATCGACGCTTCGATGTGCATTTTCGTACCTTTTTTCACTTCCCCAAAGTCTACGATAGTTCCCAAAATCTTATATTTATTATTTCCGTCAAACATACTTGGCGAAATGCGGATTTCTTTAATAACATCTCCCGTAGATGATCCTTTTCTGATTTTTACAGATATAACAGAATCTGTTTTTGTTGTATCCGAAATCTTCATTCGAATCATAACTGAATATGTTCCTATTTTCAGCGCAAGGCTTTTTGAGAATAACATTGTTTCTGATATAGAGCTTGCATTTTTGCTCAGAACAGGGTATTCTGCTTCTTCATCATTAATCGTAGCTTCCGTCGAAAGGTTTGTCCCTCCGACATAAATTCCACCGGCATTCTCTACTTTTGCAAGAGTTTCATCGACCTTGTCCATCATGTCTGCGAAATCTTTCACGTTGAAGAAATCATCATCCTCCGGTTTTGGGAATCCATAATTAGTTGTTTTCTGCAAATGTTACCTCCTCGTTCCGCAGCTGGTAATATGTCTTATCTTTTAGTTGCTTATATGTATAAGGTTTATATTTTTTGTATTGATTGTATCTAAGAGTTATTTCTAGCAAATAATCGAGCGGAACCATCTGTTCAAACAGATCTTCTACTCCCTTGATCATATACTTTCGCGTCACTTCAACCTGACATGATACCTGTTTTTTATCCAGTTCAATGTCCAGTATATAGTTTTCTCTTCCAAGCACTGCGTCCAGTTTCTGGCGTAGTGTTGTTTCTGTGTATACAGGGCTGGACCACCACCTCAGCAGCACTTCCACTTTTCGGTCTTCCAGGCTGGCGGTATCCAATGGTTGAATCCCGAGGATCTTTTCTCTGTGCTGTATTCCCGATTCTTCAGCTGTTTTGATCGTAATATTGTGGTCGATCTCCTCCAGATAATCCTCAAGGATCCTTCCGACGTTGTCCCCTGCATCAATGCATGCTTTTATTTCTCTTATATCTATTACAACATCCGGATACTCCACATTTATATGCATGTGATATCCCCCTTTATCGGCACGGTTCCATCTGTTATCTGTAAATTCTCCGCTTTCCCATTGATTTTGGTGTCTGCCACATCAATGATTCCTTTGATATTTACAACTGCCGCCTCGATTTGTAGTATTCTCACGATGATTGTTTCTTTATTTTCCCATTCTTTTCTCAGATTTAGTAAATATTCATCAATAGTCTGGTTAATATAGCTTTTCAGAGCTTCAGTGGTATATCCGGATTCGCATGTGATTGTCGTCTCTATATTTACGGTTGTTTCTTCTACGCCAGTGATCGTCACCCTATGCCCGATGGGCGCAAATCCTTCGCCTTCTCCGCTGTTTACAATCGGATCAACAGCTGTCTGTGTTGCAGTTATAACGTCCTGTGACGGTTTTCTGTAATCCTGCCCTATTACGGTTATGGCAATTCTGTCCGATGGCGTCTTTACGCGTTTCAGCTTGCATCCATATACACCGCTTAATTCTTTTATACGGCTTTTGTAATATTCCCTATTTCCTGCAAACCCTCTGTAATTATATGTCGCAAGCAATCTCGCGCGATAGCTTTCTGTCTCTTCCTGATTTTTTCCTTCTAACGTGCACTTAATAATTCTTCCCCATTCAAAATTATCTACGTATCCGATCGGGTCAAGGTCTCCCATTATGTGATTCGGTTCTGCGCCCGGGCTATCGCAGCCAAGCCGGTATGTGTGTTCTTTTTCATCAATCACGTTGTATACTGTGTAATTGTATTCGTCGAGATTCCAGCGCGATCCAAGTGGTACTTCGCAGTTAAATTGAGCAGTCATCTCCGCGTATGTCGCCTGGTTGATATAACACCCTCTGTCGTTTCCATTTCTAATCAGGTGTTCCAAATCCGCTGTATCTGCATACATATTCTGTTCTATTCCAGCAAGCATCAGATAAGCTTCCTCAAGTCTTACCGCCTGTTTTGCGCATGCGTTAAAAATCAAGCTGCCTTCTGATGTATCAATGTCGTCTGGCATGTCCTTCATCATTGATCGCATGATTGCTTCGTATGTCATTTCTTCAAACCTCTGCATTCACCTCCCCATCTCCAAGCTCTGTTATCAATCGAAATGAAACCGTTACTTTTCCTTCGTCTTTTGTACACGTAAAATTTTCAATTCCCGTTATATACGGATTTTCTGTCAGACACTCTTCTGTCATCCGTTCCAGTTCGGAATCTGTCAGTTCTTTTGAGTAGCTTTTCCCGATAAGTTCTTCATATTCCTGTCCATAGTCCTCTGAATAAATATAGTATCTATATCTTGGCGTTTTTAATGCCAGCCATACCCACACAAGAAGTGCATCGTATCCTTCTACTATCTTTCCAGAAAGCTGGCCGGTTTCAAAATTGATTCCATATTCCCGTGGAATATATAAATTTTCTTCTTTCTCATCTTCTTCTTCGTTGTCCACGAATGGAAACATCATTCTGGCACCACCACCTTTGCTATCACCACATATTTTTCATGTTTATTAAGTTTTATAAGAAGGACTCTGTCTCCTTCCTGTAGAATATTTTTCTTGTATTCTTCCAGTGTTGCATTATGTGAAGAATCCGTCATATATTCTGCTGATTGCGGCTTCGAATTATGTATGAATATTTTCTTCTTATTGTCCAATCTTAGATTACAATTTATCAGATAATCATTTTTGTCCAGCGTCATGGTATCTATTTTGATCTTTCCCGCATCCATCATAATTCCCAGTTGAGGCGGCTGAGCATTGTAATATCTCCCAGCTCTTCTCATTTGCTCTACGTAACGTTCGTATATGTTTATAGACCTTTGTATCTTCCTCCGTTAACAGCTGCTGTCACTTTCTTCCCTTTCCATTGGCTTACATTGAGCAATGCTCCAGAATTTGAGTAATCGCTTCCACCCATGCTCTCCCATTCTATGATTGACCATCCAGAAGCAGGGTAGTCCTGCCAATGTCCATAAACACTGCCGCTGCTGTCTCCTGCATTCTTTTCATCCGCAACAAGGCAATTCAGTTTTATCCCACCTTCCAGTGTAAAACTTATAAGGTCGCCACAAGAGCCAAAGTATGATCCCACAGCAACAAGATAATAACCATCTATAGTCGCTATGCCATGATCGCTTGCTCGTCCTTTCGCATTCCATATATCTGCAACCCTTCTTTGCGTAGAATCACCATTCCATCGGCTATACCAATATGGATATATCGTGTAATCCCATGGACATATGCCAGATTGTTGCAGTCCCGCCGGTATTTGTTTCGATGTCCCGGATATTACTGAGTCATTTCCTGTCGATATTGTTGTAGCAGGATAGTCGATATAGCAAAATCCATATACATCACTTCTTCGGTTCCCGTACTGTTTTTTCGCTGCTAAGCCTCCTGCCGCTCCACTAGTGTTACCTTCGATCGACACGTAATCATTTATTCCTGATCCGGAAACACTTTCTACTAGACCTATGTGACTTCCTCCTCCTGGTCCGTAAACTACTAAAGCTCCAACTTTTGGCACTGTCCCGAATTTTCCTCTGGCTTGATACCATTCTGTTACATCGGAACAACTAGCTGTTTTTCCGCCGCCCATAAACAAATTTCCGTGGCCAGATTTGTTAAAAACTGACCATTGAAAAATACAGCACCATGCAACTCCGTTGTATCCATAGTACTGTGTAGCCTCATTTGTGCTCCCTGATATTCCAATCCAGGCTCTTGCCTGATTTAGTACATCCTCTAATGCGCTGCTTGTCCCTGATCCAAAAGAACCTTCAGATGTTTCCTGTTCTTCATCCTCTTCCTGGACGTCCATAATATTTTTAAAAGCCAGTTCCAGTTTTGTGGTGTATAAACCGCCGCTCCATTCATGACTGTCATTTTCTATCCAGAATTTTCCCTTGAGTCCGGTTCTGGAATCTTCTATGATCACTCCTAATCCAGAGATGCATCTGCAGTCTCCTATCATTGTCAGGCTTGATGTTTTATTAATCCCATGAAGTTCTGTCTTCGCTTCTGCTTTTCCATTCCCCGAATCTACAGATATAGAATTTTGGAAGATTCCGAATTTATCAGCCCACTTTGAATTACTTATGCTTCCTATCTTTCTATTATCCGAATTGTATATGTATACTCGGTTTACCATGCTGTCAATGTTTTCAGAATAAGAGGATTCTACAATTCTTTCCCCCTGACAAATGTGGAAATTGGGGATAACTTTTCCTTTTTGTATCACTTCCAGTTTATCTCTGTTCATCTGGGCTATATATGGCTTTTTATTTTTTCTGTACGCTTTTGTATAAGCAGCCATAATGATTTCATAATATGATCTTTCCTGGAAAAATATTTTTGGAATGTTTATTTTGGTTTTAGCCAGGTCTCCCGTTTTTACTTTTACATCCTTGCATACCAAGGATGCAATCTTTTCAGGCGTCTTGTTTGCAAATTTGTAGGTTCCCGACGATCTGAGCAAATGGATCATCCCGTCCTGTGCGGTATACGAAAGTTCCCCTGCCTCTGATTTTCTTTCCCTGCATGTTACCATCCCAATAAATTTTGTCTTTTTATCATCTGGATATCCTGGATAAAATGTAATTTTATCTCCTAGTTTAATTCCTAGATTCTTTACATCCTTGTCATTTGGGCTATACGCAACATTGAATACTACTGATCTGGCCGCTTGTTTTGCGCTTCCCGACCAGCTTACTGATGTAACGTACCCTGTTATATTCGTATCTTTCCAATTCAGTTTCATGGAATCACCAGTTTCGTTCCATTGTAGAGCCACCAGCCTTTCACTCCATTGTGCGAGCTGCTCGTGTGGCCATGTTTCTTTGCTTCTTTTTCTATTACCGTTTTATTCGCATTATATATCTTGCTGCTATAGCTTCCTGAACCGTAATATTTCTTCGCAATGCTCCGAAGCGTTTCCTTGCCTGATACCGTATGCGTCTTCTTTTTCGGTTTATTATCTGGCCGGTTATTCTCCTTCTCTGGTTTCTTTTTATCTGATTCGATCGGTTCAAGAACAGCTTTTGCCGGCTTAGTGTACCTAGGTGGTCTGTAATCGTCCATGGTAAGTGAGTATTTTATATCCCCAGTTCCATCTTCTTCCCCGAACTGAAATGATTTTATGATTACTTTTTTATTCAGTTTTGTTTTCGTGACAATAAACTGGATAGGCGTTTCCTGCCATTTAAGAATTTCTTTTACATATTCCCACGGATTTCTGTCTTTTGCATAATCTGCAAAGGGATAATCATTTTCCGGGAAAAAGGACTCGAATGCATATGTCTTGAGTCCCTTTTTTCCAAGAATTGTTACATCTCCTTTCGTCTGCACATTTACTGTCTGATGCGTATTTTCGAATGTCACGCTAAATGATTCGGGTCTGATCGGAAGCTGGATTGATTTATTTCCATTTTTTAACCAATATTCCATCTTGTCTCCTACGCTGTTTGTGGCATGTTGTCACTTGCCTCTTCGATTTTTCTTATAATCGCTTCTGCTATTTTATCAATATCAGTTTCTTCTCTCACTATGATACTGTCTGCAAGCTTCGCAATTTTGACTATAAAGTTCTTCTTTGCCTCCTGGCGTGCCATCTGTACAGATTCGTCGTGTGGATACACTCTGCTTCCATGTGGAAGATCTACAATCTCTCCACCTTTTTCACTGATCTGTACGATACCTCCCTGCCAGTTATCTGTGCCCTTCGCAAGAGTTGGGATTTGTGGTATGTTAAGGCCCTCCCAGCCTTTTCCTCCTATTCCGGGTACCCACTCAGGAACTGTAAAATGGATTGAATTAATCTTGCTGATCGCTCCATTGACGATTGATATCACAGCATTAATTGGAACTTTTACCATATCAGCCAGTCCTGAGAATGCAGTTCCTACAAACTCCTTGCATCCATTCCATACAGATTCCCAGTCTGTTTTAAACACACCGCTCAAAAAGGAGATAATTCCTTCGAACATAGTGAGTAATGCGTCAATAGCAACTCCAATCGTATCAAATGTTCCGACAATAAATTCTCCGGCGAAATTAAAGATTTCTTCGACTACCGGTCCGAATGTCTCTTTCAGGTATGATGCTATTTTTTCCACAAATTCTACGAACGGTTCTAATTGCGGTTTTACTGTCTGCCAGAATTCCGCAAATCTATCCCCTATCTTCTGCAAAATAGGTGCGATTCTGTCCCAGTTTTTATAAATCAGCAGAGCCGCTGCTGCCACTGCCGCTGCCGCAATCCCAAACGGGCCGGTCATAACTTTTGCAAGCCCGGAAAATCCGGATGCTCCGGTCAATTTTTTTAACACACTACCGATTTTGCCCGTATCAGAAACTAATGTTTCAATTCCGGTAGATACTTTTCCAAATCCCAGTAAAACTGGTCCTGCTGCTGCCGCTACTGCTGCAAATTTGACTATCGTCTTCTGAGTTGCCGGCCCTAATTTATTCCATTTGTCCGTAAATTTCTGTATGGTATTAATCCCTTTTGTGACATACGGAATCAACTGGTCCCCAATTGGTTGCAGTACATCTACCTGTATCGTTCTCCAAAGTCCTCCCAGAGCGCCTGATAATGTATCGTATTTTACATTTACAAGGCTTTCCATGGATTCTCTTGTCATGTCAATTGCATCATTTGTAGTTGACAAAGACATAACAACTTCTGGTCCCAAATCTTCCCACATTGTACCGAACAAATTAACCCCGGCAGTATTTCGTTCAATCGGATCTTCCATGGCCGATAATCCAACAATTACCTGATTAAACGCTTCATCTGCCGCTTCTCCTCCTGCTGCAAATTTTTTTGCAGTTTCTGTAGCATCCAGGCCCAATGCCTTAAATCCCTCAGCAGTAGTATCTGAACAATCAATAGCGCGGATAGCATTTTCCTTTACAGCATCTCCAATTTTGTCCAGATTGAATGCGCCGTTTTGTGCTCCATTAACAAATACCGAAAACATTTCATCTGCGCTCATTCCCATTTTTTTAAACTGAGGAGCGTATTCGTTAATGCTGTCAAGGAGTTCTCCTGAGAAGTCCAGCCCATTTTGACTTCCTTGCACAATCAAATTGAACGCTTCATTTGCTTCAATTCCAAAATTTCTTATAAGAGAATTCGCAGCTCTAGTGCTTTCTGCAACGTCATATCCGAAGGTGTCCGAAAGAGTATATGCATATTCCGTGCATCTCTGCAGAGCTGAATCATCCAGGTAAGACATGTTTTGATTAACAGTTGCCATGGCTTCTGCGACATCATTTATTGATTCACCGAAATTATCTTTATAGACATTGTTGATCATGTCTTTATACTTGCCCATCTTATCTGTTGCGGTACCTGTTGCCGCCGCAAACTGCTGAAATGCGTCATGTGAATCAGAGGAAAATTTAATGGCCGCAGTTCCGACTGCTACCAGTGGTGCAGTGACCGACTTGGTCAATGTTTCTCCGGCAGATGTAAATGCATCTCCGGCATGAGAGAACACATCAGCAACATTGTTAAAACGTTTTTCCAGGTCACGAGCCTGGGCCGCCACCTGTTTTGACGGATCGCTGAAATCATCTATTAGCTTAACAACTGCTGCAACTGTCTTACCTGCCCTTGTTTTTCATCTCCTCTTTTAAGTCTTGTATTTCCTGTTTCAAAAAAGCGCGGGTGATTAATCGTTCACCCGCGCCCATATTGTAATATTTCGATGGCTTCCATTTCTTTAGGCGGAACAATGCGTAAGCAACGCTTGCTTCGCTGTCCACCTTTATAAGTTTTTTACTTCTTCTTCAGCGTCTTCTCCAAGTCCTGAGAGTTTTACGATTTCTGATGCAATGCTTCCAGTTTCCATTCCGAACAGAATCGCCGCAAGATCCTTTGGCGTAGAAGCTCCAAAATGTTCCATCAATTTCTGATCAGTCAGACATGGATCCACGACACCGTATACACAGCACATTAAATTGAAATCATATGTGGCATTCATGTCACGGTTTCCCTTTTTGTCATACAACATGGCCTGAAGGGTATTGTATCTTTTCCCTGATAATTCTCTGATCGTAATCTCTGCATCTTCGCCTACCAGTTTGGCCAGTTTCTTTGATTTAATCTTTTTTGTCTCTTTTTCCGTGGCTTTTGTTTTATCTACACTGAGTAACTTTTCAATTAAATTCCTATTCTTTTCCCCCTATGCGTCTATTGTGTTAAGTACTTCGAAGCTGCTGAAGTTAAACGGTATAGATTCCTCAAGCAGCTTACCTGCTTCCCAGTCCGCAAGTGTCAGTTCTGTGAACACGCAGTTATCTAAGCGAATTCTTTCTGCTCCAAATGCCTCTGGATCTTCTAAGTTTGTAATGATTGTCGCTCTTGTTGCTTTTCCTTTTTTTAAATTTTCTGAAATCTTCTTTATGAAATAAGATGTCACTTTATTCAGCTTCAAGGTTCCAGTTCCGCTAATCCCGGTTACTTTATACCCTTTTTCCAGCGTTCCGGTTCTCTTAACTTCAGTCGTGTCAAGCTTCATCTTTGCCTGCAAAGCTGTCGTTTCTGCCATGTAGTCATTGTCTATCCAGCACTCTCCAAAACTGCCGTTGACAACTCTGTCATCTGTATAATTATTCCTTTTGTTTCCTCCTTACACAGCAATCTCCAGATTAATGTCTTCCATTACGTCCACGATCGTCACGTATGCCTTCAGAAAAACTTTATTATCGGTATACTGCTTTTTGATTTCCTCCTCTGACATTGCTTCTGCTTCGTCTCTGGAGACCTCCTTGTTTTCGATGATATATTCTTTTATCGCTTCTGTATCCAGTCCAATTTCATAGTCCTGTATCAGCCCGTTTCTTTCCAACTCTTTCAAGTAAGAATTGATCGCTGATATCAGGAGGCATTTGTTACTGTATGTGTTTGGATACTTTCCAATATAGTTGTCCTCGGCCAGCAGCACCAAATCGTCGTGGATCATATCCATCGTCTCTACAACACGGATTTTTTTCCATGAATCAGCTTTTCCTTTCTGAACTGTCGTCAGAGAGTTGACGCCTTTTGCTACTTTTACTTTTTCTCCATCGTAGAACACAACAAATTTTCCTGAATCCACAGCAGTATCCAGTGCATCTTTATCCAGTTTTTCACATGCGCTTACTTCTTCCAACACGGCAAATGTAGATGATATTTTATATGATGTTCCCGCAAGAAGTCCGGCGATCCTGGAGCAGAACGCCTCTGGCGTATATTTCTTATTGTTTACAACCACTTCGCTCGTTGCATAATTTATAATTCCTTCATTGTCCGCCGTATTATTAGGCAGAATTGCCTTTACCCTGTTCCTATTGTCATCTCTCTGTTCTTTTACCCATGTCAGGACGTTTTCTTCCTGTCCATCAGTCTTTACAGTCGGGCAGCACAGCCATGTTACTTTTTTAATCTCAAAGTATTCTAAAGCCTTGCTGTAATTTTCTTCTGTCTTTGCAAGGACATATACAACTACCTTTCTTGGAGTTGTATCATTTCCTTTCAGTGCAAATTTGATCTGCTCTTTGTTTTCTTCACTAAATGCTTCCGGGATATCTTTTTCACTGTAAATAACAGTCGGGTTTGCGGTTGGTACCGTTGTTTCTTTTATGATCATTCCAACCGTTCCACGTTCAGCTCGTCTTATTGTTTTTCTCGCCGCTGCCACAAAGACAACGTTCATTGTTGGTAAGCCCCTAGTCTTTTACCTCCTGTCCAAGCATAAGTATTTTCATTGTTTCAACATTTTCCTGTCTTTCAATCCGGTCCCAGAACTCTATGTCGAATCTACACATTGGTACATTTGCATTTTCTCCCTGGAAGGTTAATTCCATGTCGCTTGTGTTCAAGCTTCTGCTGCCTACTGTCAGTTTCTGCCCGAACATTTCTTCCATTATGGTGAAAAAATCTGTTCCATCTGCCTCGTTTGCCGCTTTTTGTATGTAGTAGATTTCAACCTCTACATTCTTATGTCTGGCATTTTTTGTTGATTCTAAAAAGGTCTGTGTTATATATACAAAAAAAGAAGGTCTGGTATAGCCTTCTATTGTATCGGCGCCATAGATTTTGTATTCCGGATATCTTTCTTTCAAAGCGGAATTGACCGCTTTCTTTATTTCTTTAAGAGTCAATTCCAGCCTCCTTTAATATTTCGTCAAGTAGTTCCTGTCCGATCAGCTCTGCGTGATCCGCACGCTGCGCCATATATCTTGCAACTGTCTTTCTTCCTTTTACTTCTCCGACTTTCTTTCCAGTTCCTGCTCTCCCTCTTCCTTTCTTGTCCTTCCGATTATGAGTGACCATATCATGGCCAAGTTCGTACAAATGATAATGAGGAGCTGATGACGTTACGGCGATTGTCATTTTACTTCCAGAACGGATTACTCTTCCCTGCCGGAAGCTCTCGCTTAATGGCTTCTGCGTTTCTTCGTCACCGCTGTTCTTCCCCTGCCGGTAATGGTGCCCTTTTGCTTCGGAATTTACTCGTTTTTGTAAATCCTTAGCAATATTTTTCGCTTCTTTCTTTAAAACTTTTTCTGCAGATGCAGGATATTGTTTTGTCGCCTTCTCCATTGCCTGGATCAGTTCCGAAGCGTCAAAATCAAAGTTGATACTTGACACTTTCGAACACCTCCTCGCATTGGATTTCCAACATTCTGTGCGTATTGTCCATATCAAGTGGCGGACCTGCAATGGAAAACATGTGTCCCTGATACAAAATCCTCATATCTGCAGTAATATCTTTTCGGAAACGGATGTACATCCTGTGTGTAACCTCCGGCTTTAATTTGCTCATGAAATTGTATTCTGATGCTTTGTATGGTTTTACAGTTGCCCATACTGTCCGATATTTTTTCCACTCGGATTTGTCCTGACCCATTTCATCTTCTGAAGTGTTCAGGCGGAGAAATGTGATCCGCCTGTTTAGTTTTCCGATATCAACCATTTTCTTCCTCCAGTTGTGACGCCTGTAGCTGAAGAACCATTGATCCGACCACATGTGTCAGTCGTTGCTTGTCTGCTTCCTTTACTGTCAGCACACGATTTTCGTAGAGATCCTGTATGATAAGCATGAATAACATCTGCGTTTTTGGATTCTTCTCATCACATTTCCCGACAGCATCTTTTATGTATTCTCTTGCAGCGTTCATCATTAGTTCTATGGTCATGTCGTCTGCATCATCGTCGATTCGCAGATACTCTTTTACTGCATCAATATCCACAGTTCACCGCCTTATCTCATACTCCTGTAACAGTTGCATCTTTAATTGTCAGCTGTCCGTTCACGAACGCTTCTTTGTCTTTCACCGTGCAGTCTTCCCTTTCAATTGCCCTGAAGATTGTAAGATCTTCTTCAAATGCATTCAACTCTCCGATCTGGGCGATGTTAGATGTCATAAGAGTCGTCTGATTTCTATCCCAGAATTTGATACCCTCTTTCAAATCTCCAATAATAACTGGTATTTTTCTGCTTCCTGCTGTCTTTGTATCGGATGGCATATCGGAGTTTGGAATAACTTTGACAGGAACAATTGTTGATCCAGCGCAAAGTCTAAGCTGCATTGGATTTGCAGGATCCGGCTGGAGAAGATATCTTCCTTCGTTATCCTTTAATGTATCAAGCCACTGTAACCCATCGTCGTTTGTCACAATTGCAGAAGTAGGTTTAAATGCCTGTCCAAGCGTGATATTCAATGCTTTCTTGATATCATCAAGATCTTTCATCGCTGTTACATCCTTTGTCGCAATCTGCTCAAGAATCATTTTATTTCTTGTGACTCTTGACTCATCCGCAATCCATGTTATCAAAACGCCTGTGATATTTTCATCTGTATCCGCTAGGAGTTCATTTGTGCAAGGGAAGTATCCTGCATATTTCTCAATCTCGTATGAGATTCTTTCGAACTGTGGGGTTGTTCCAGCTGTTATCTTTCCGCCTTCTCCCACTTTCGCAAATCCAGTCTGCTGCGCACGTTTCTTATAGGTTCTCTGGCCTTTGCTTGTTGTTACATTGTCTGTATCAACCAGGCTGATCAGAGAGAATTTTGCATCTCTGTAGGTATTAATCCGTGTCTGGATGTCTTCCGGGACTGTATATCCTCCATCTGCAGGTGTGCCTTCTACCATGGTTGCATTTCGGAATCCTCTTCTTGCAGCATTAGCAAATTCTTTGATAGAGTTATTTTCTAACGGTTTCGGATCCTGTTGCGGTTTAATTGTTCCATTTCCGTCCGGATCCATGATGTCTTTCAGAAGGTCAAACTGTTCCTGCATATTTTTAAGTTCTTCCTTGGCTGTTCTTGCTTCTTCCAGCTTTCCCTGTTCTACCAGGGACTGTACCATTGTTTTTTTCTCATTAATAGAGTTTAAAAGTTCTAATAATTTTTTATTCCTTATATCCTCCGTTCCGCTCAGACGCCATACTGGTCTAAGTCTCCTAATATTTCTTTTTTCTGCTGTTTTTCTGCTTCCTGGGCTTCTTTTTCCTGCTTTACTTTATTGCGTATTTCATCCGTCAGTCTGACTCCGCACACACAATTAAAGAACTGCTGCCCTGAATTCTCGATCTTATCAATAAATCCAAGTTCAAGAGCCTTCTCTGCTGTGATCCATGTTTCCTTATCCATCATCTTCAGAATTTCATCTTTTGATCTTCCTGTCTTTCTTGTGTACGCTTCCGAAAGCGCACTGTTCATTGTTTTTAAGATCTCTGCATTCTTCTGCATGTCATGATAATCTCCGGAAGCTCCTGACATTGAGACATTGTGGATCATAATAGTCGCAACAGGACTCATCTTGCATGTGTTTGCCATTGCAATCACACTGGCCGCACTGCCAGCAAGCGATTGAATGTTGATTTCCACGTCACTTCTTCCGGCAAGAATAGAATAGATTTCCTGTCCTGCCATTACAGAGCCGCCGCCCGAGTTTATGTTTACTGTGAGCATTTCTCCCGGCTGAAGAGATGCAATTGCATTCCTGATATCATTCGGACATGTGGAATCCCAGTCCAGCCAGTCGTAAATCCATTTATCATCATTGCTGATGATATCCCCTCTTACATCAATCTCCATCTCCTTCACCTCCCTGTGTGTTAATTCCGTAAGCCGCGCCTATATGTGTTATCGGCTGATACGTTCCATTTACCATGTTGACATCTCCTCCGTCCACGAATGGAAGATCAAGGAGATCTCTCCCCTCATTGATCGTATAGATTCCGTTCTGCACGTATCCAGTTATTACTTCCTTCTGTGTCTTTGAATCCGTTCTCAATATTGCTTTTTCGTTGAATTTAAAATAATATCCTTCTTTTTTCTCAGTATCAGAAAGACATTTATAGTTTATCTCCTGCTCGTACTGTGACAATCTATAGCTCATCGTGTCCACCAGGAATGCCAACTGCTGGCTTTCAGAATTTGAATAGCTTGACTTATCATAATTGTTTAGCTGATTTGGTTTAATTCCGAATGCTGCTGCGATCTGCAACGCCGTATATTTTTTTATCTCTGCATACTGCGCATCTGCCAGAGTTACGTTTAACGGCTGTAATGTCATGCCGACCGGTACTGCCACCACTTTACCTGCGTTTTTAGCGCCTGAAAGTAATGCGTTGTATTCCTTTTGCAAGGCCATACGCTTTGGTTTATCAAGATCTCCGGTATACTGCAGTGCTGCCTTTGCGGTTAATCCGCTAGCATACAGCTGATTCAAGTATTTCTGTGACTCCACTGCGCCTGAAATCGAATCCTGTAAAATCTGCCTTACCGGTTTTCCCATGATTCCATTAAGTGTACACCATGTTTTAAAGTGCAGGACATTATCCTGCAAAAAAGTGTATGTCTTTCCGGTCTTAGGATCGCTGTATCGATAATACAGCCTTCCTGCGTCTCCGAACACTCCCACATCATCCATTAGCACATCCACATAATTGCTCTGCATAGGCCAGAATGAAAGAATGTTGTATTCTCCTCCATATCTTCCCTTTTTCTCGAATTTCGTCTGTATCCATACATACGCATTTCCATAATGTTCACAATTATATTCTATCGTGCCCCAGAACGTCGCCGGAGTCATGATCTGATTTGGCCTGTTCATAAGGAGCCATGAAGCTCTCGTCGGATCTGCCCGTATTTTTCCCTTATCGGTCTGCTTATAAAATTTCAGTGGCATTTTCCCCATTGTTTCTGAAAGCATTTTTAAGCATGTAAAATACGTTACTTCTCCAATTGCATTTCGTGGGGTTTTTGGATCAATTCCAAGCCACTCCATTAGCCTTTCATCATCTATTGATGTAGGCTCTCCAACAAGGGAATTCCACATTTCTTTAATTTTCTGTAGAATCCTCGTGTAATATCTCCTCTATAAAGTTATCAATATAATCTCCGTAATCATCCCCGAAAGTGTGGAACATCGCCAGCTTAAAAGCGCATAATGTTGCATCCACCGGGTCAATTCTCTTTGTTGTTGCGTCCTTATCAATTTTGATAAGTCCATTACTCTGCCGGATTACCGCATTACTCATCGCATAATTCAGCAGCGGATTGTAAGTGTATATTATATTTCCGCAGAAAACCTGTTCTCTGAACCCTTGTGTTGCTTCATTCAGATGTTTATGGCTCTGAAAAACCTCTTCAACGTCATATCCCTCGTTCGACAGATCCATCATTAATTTGCTTGCATTTGCAGGATCAAAACACAGGCATTGTATTTTTAATTTCATTTTTTCGCAAGTCTCAAGAACATATCTCATAACCGCTCCCTGATCTACGATCGGAGTGTTTGTTACCTCCAGAAATCCCATGCGTTCCCACGCGTCATAGGCAACCTTGTCTTTTATAATATGTTCCTGAAGTTTCTCCCTTGTCGGGATAAAACTGTGCGACCAAAGAATATACTTTACTATTTCTTTTCTATTCGCATCGTATTCCCCGGATAAAAACGGAATCATAAACGCCACTGATGTAAGATCTGTCTTTGCAGACATATCGAAGCCTACATACACCGGATACCCCGTTATATCAAATGGTAATTCATCCACCTGGCAGGCTTTCCATTTCGACATGTCCATATACCCATTCTCTTTCGCCTGCACCCAGACATCCAGACATTTTGTGAGGAAGGCCGTCATATGTTCTGGCTGTTCTCTGGCAATCTTATATTCACCGCGAATCTTATCGACACCTTCCGGATATGTCATTCTAATCGGATTAGCTTTCTTCCAAGTCTCTTCGTTATCCAGATTTGAAATGTCTTCATAATCTTCCGGGTCCATCTCACAAATGTCGATTAGATATTCATCATTCTCCACGTCCGTGTTTGGATCCAGCACCTTGGAACAATACTGATACTCAGTCACATAACAAGGATAAGTTAAATCCATTCCAGCTGTTGTTATGATCATCAAGAGCGGCTCTTTTGTGTTTGATCCTATTCCTAAATCATAGAACTCCGTGGTTTTGTGCTGATGATACTCATCCAAAACCAGAAGTGCAGGGTTTGTACCATCCCCGGACTTTCCATCGTCTTTTGATAATGGTTTGATTGTGCTATTGCTTTTCAGATGTTTTATACAGTCCCTGGTTACTTTAAATTTCATCCTCAAAGGTGAGCCTTGAAGCATTAATCCGGCTTCCCCGAATACAATTTTTGACTGATCGCGTTTTGTGCCGGCGGTATAAATCTCGTATACTTCTCCGTTCTTGGTTGATGTAACTGCTGCCTCATAGAGTGCAATACCTGCCTCTTCCTGAGATTTCGCATTCTTTCTAGCCACTTCTGTGAAATATTTCTTGAAACGTCGATATCCGGTGTCTTTATGAACCCATCCGTACAGCTGGCAGATTCTAAATCTCTGCCATGGTGTTAGAATGATCGGTTGCTTTGCCAGAACTCCTTTACTATGTCGTAAGAGCGCAAACCATTCTACAATGTTCTCTGCCTGTCTTTCATTCCACACATACGGGAAATCCAATTGACCGATTCGGTCAATATCTTTCAACAATCTTTTGCAGGCCCATATGTGTTTCCTGCCGCTGATAATCTTTCCAGAGATACAATCTAATGCGTATTGTTTTAATTCATCAAGGATCATATTGCACCAAACCGGTTTTCAATTTCTTTCTGCTGCTTATTCACTTTTGCCGTGCCGGCTTTCAGTCTCGAATCAATTGTCAATCCACACAAGGCAGCAAAGCGTCGCATTTCTTCCGCATATCCTTTCTGAATGTCTACCATCGGATTCTTTACGACAATTACTCCGGTTCTGGTTTCTCTGTCAACATAATATGTCTGCTGACTTAATATTTCCGTGGCTTTTACATAGTTTGCGAACGCATTACAATAGCCTCCGATATTATTCCTGTCCAGGTTTCCGACTATATTTAGTTTATCCAACTCTTTTATGATCCTGCGCCATTCTTTTTTTGCCACATCATCTATCAGCCATGTCGGAGGACGTTTGAGCTGGTTTTTCTCTGTTCTTACCTGGTCTTCTGCGTCTGCTTTCTTTTGTCCTTCTACTATTGTCAGGTGCTTTTTCTGCAAGCTGACTGGTTTCATTGGTCTTGCCCTTGTCCTCCCTCCTCTCTGGCCTGCCAACTTTTTTATTGTTTTGGGAATTTTGTAGAAAGAAAGGGGCATACGTGGTCGTGGGAGATCCGTTCAAAACTTTTTTCTATCCCCCGGTGGTCTTGAAACGCATCTGAAAGCCTCTCAATTCCTCCTGCACTACCGTCTTTCCCTCTTTCTCATATCGTTTATGTATCTCTTTATGTCCAGCTCTTGAGACTGGAATCAAGTTTGAATCTGAGTAGAACAGGTCAGGTCTGTCTTGCGATAATTCAATATGGTGTACCGTATCTGCTGCCACTATTCTGTTATGCTTGTACATCATGTAGATATCCAGCCCGTCATAACTGTTAAGCACAAACTGTCTCAGGTTCTTCCACCGTTGTGTGTGGTATTCTTTCTTTATTCCGGTTGGCTTTGCATACTCTCTGATGTTATTCTTTCTGCACGGGCATGTAGTCCCTGCTGGTACCCTACCCCCGCATCTGCTACATCGTTTGTATATCATTCCATCCCTCCTGTTCTCTGATAGCGGGAGGCGGATTCGAACCACCGTTCCAGGCTAAGGAGGCCTGTAAGTTTCCGTTACTTTATCCCGCGGTAATTATTATGGACATTCTGGGGTTCGAACCCAGGACCTGTCGGTTATGAGCCGATTGCTCTCCCGGCTGAGCTAAATGTCCATAGTATAAGAGCCACCTGCTTTCTACAAGCAGATGGCTCCTACGCCAAGGAAAATCCATGTGAGTCCTTGTACCTTTTTGTGTTTGGTCTGGTACCGGCCAATTCGTTTGCCAGGCTGTGGCACCTGGCAAACGTAAGGAAGGAGATTTACCTATATCCATTTCAGCAACTCCAGTTTATATTATTGCATATTTAAAACGGAAAAAACGGAAAAACCGGAAAAACTTTTATTTTTTCATGAATGTTTCAAATTCCTTTCTCACAGATTCTCCAGTCGCTTTTCCTCCTATATGCTTTGCAACCTGCTGCCAGTTCATCTCCTCAAAAATCTTAAACTTAATGATCCTGCGCATTCTGAATGGAATTGTAAGCATCCACTCTTCCACATCGTTCTTTAACTTCTCTGCCTGCTCTATCTGTATCTGTTGTCTACGTTTTTGTCTTTCTATCTTGTCGTCCTCATCGTGTGTTTTACCCTGGATTACAAAATGCATGGGTTGAAAAGGGAATTCCGAATTGCTTCCAGAAACCGTATCTTTTGTCTGCACAGAGTTTCTCTTCTCCAGCTTTTTTATGGTTTCTCTCGTTTCTTTGATCAGTTTTACTGCATCTGTGTACTGTTCCAATAAGTCTCTATTCACTTCGGTATTCCTCCTGTTTCTTATTTCTCGTCGGCACCATGGAACATCAGATATAGTTTTGTGTATCCGGGAGAGGTGTATTGCCCGTTTTCCAGCTGTAATTGTACCACATAGGGATATAATTTTATAACAGTTGCTGTATGGTATATGATTCGTGTGCTGTTTCCATCATCTCTTACCCGCGCTTTTAATTTAATCTTTCTGCCTGGGCGGACTTTGAACGTTCTTTTGAGCGTCTTTCTTATGTCTCCCATTCTCATGAGAGGAATGTTGCTTTTGTCGTAATTCATTTTTTCTCCTTCCTGACCGATTCGGTCACTTTTTGTTCGTAGAATCTGTATTCCTTGCAATTCGTTTCGGCTGTAACATTTTTGTCTTTGATGATGTGCAATGTTCATCTATTCATCCTCCAGATAGTTTTTCCCAAATATTTCCGTGAATTTATCCCTGCTGCCACACTTCTTCTCAAATGTTCTCTGACCGATCCGCTGCAGGGTAATCCTGACTTCTTTGTTTCGGTGTGCTGATATCTCTGAGGTCCTGTGGCATTCTGGGCAAAGATATACGGTTAAGCCATATTGTTCTGAGTATTTGCGGTTTGCGCTGCCATAGATGTGATGGCGTTCTGTATAGCCTGTTTTGCCGCAAATGAAGCACTGATTCTTCATGTCTCTGTCTATGATGCTTTTGTGGTGCTTCTTCCGTTTTTTTCTGGTGGATTCTTTAGGAAATAATAATCCTCCCTGTTTCATCTGGTATACCTCCTTGCCTCTCTGAGCAGATAATTCCTGTTCTGGATATTTCGATTAAAATCTTCTACTGTTCTGGTGGCTTCCTGTTTCTTCAGCGCTGCCAGTCCGCCCCAGGGTTTGCAAAGAAAATCATGGAACCGGCGGCTACTGTAATGCATCCATCCCGGAGGATTCTGACCGGTTACTTTTCTAAATAATTTCTTTTTCTGTCTGAGATTCATTTTTCACGCTCCTCATATGGCTTTGGTAATGGTTTCCATGCTGTTACGTCAAGCCAGTCATAGTCGCTATCCAGATAATATCCATCCGGATCAATACAGCACATATCTGACCATACTGTGTTCCCATTAGTTACAAGTATTCTTTCTTCATCTTCAGGCATATCACAAATATGACGATATTTGCAATTATCTGGTATATGCTCTTCTGCTCGTTCTTTATCTGTGATCTCACGGTATTTTATTGGAATCCATTCATTCTCCTCTTTCAGACTTTCTACTTCATCCGGATTCAATCCAACTTCCTCGTAATCCAAAAGTTTATGTAAAGCTCCGTAGAGTTTCTCCTGTACCTCTTTTGTTATTATCTGTCCAATATACAACTGCTGCCAACGAATTCCTTTTAACTCCCAGTTTCCCCGATCATCTTTTTCTGTTAATCTGTTCATGGTTCTCCTTTCCCCTTCCTGTGATCTGACAGGCTCACACAGGAAGGATGTATCTATGTGAATTTTAGTAGCACCCTTTTTTAGTGACCGAATCGGTCATTTCTTGTCATTCCACCGAATTTCTAAATCTATTCTGGTTTCTTCCTTGAGCACATCTACTATATCCAGCCAATATTTTTTTAGTTTCTCATAATGTTCTTTCGTAGTAATCACATAGCCGTTATCTGTTGTGATCTCTGTATCACTACAGAAAAACGGTCTCTGTACCACATTGTCAATTAATTTCTTAATGTCGTTAATGTCCATCATGTTTGTGGTCCTCCATGATAAAATTTTTTCCGAATATCTTCATAAACTCTTCCCTGCTGCCTCCGGTCCTGTCCCTGCCAGGTGATGCACATTGCAGAGATATACTTTCAGTCCATAGTGTCCTGAATGTGTCCGATTCGGACACCCTCCGAAAATGTGATGTTCCTGGAGAACTGGATGTCGTCTGTAATCATTATGCAGCTTCATACAGAGATAGCAAGTGCCGCTTTCTCTGCTGTGCAGGATGCTCGGTCTCTCTGATTCTTTCTTCTTAGTCCGTTTTTTCTTTTTCTGCTTCGGAAATGACTGCATTTCTGTGTTCCTCCAGCTTTTTCTTATAATTTGCATGATAATCTTTCAACCAGTTTGTCTGTCTCTTCTGTTTTGACCATTTCGCCCTCCTTAATGTCCGGCAAGGAACGTTTGCATCATTCTAGTTCTCCAGTCTGTCTGTTTGCCCGTCCATTTTTCACACTGATCGTCGTCTTCTACCAGACGGCCTGTGCGATCGCAGAGACCACAATCATTCTCTCTGCAGCTTTTACATGTCTTTTCCATGCTTATTCCTCCTCCACTAATTCTGGATTATCAAAGATATTTCCAACAATCTCGATTTTATTGTGCCAATATCCTAATTCTTTACGGTAGAAATCTCTTCCTTTGTCCGAGAAAGCCATATAAAATCCTTGATGATATTTCCACGTTGCAAACCTGTCAGAATACTTTCCAAATTTAATTTGCACACATACATTTGAATCAGTATTTGCAATAGCATTCTCCCAGATTCTATTTCCATTCTTATCTGTCAAGCCTGTATATTGGCAGATGGTTTCTGGATTAATAGGTGGTGCGTATAAAACACCTGATTCAACTGGTTGCATTCGATATTCAAATAAGTTTGACCGTGAATGATCTATTACCAAGCACCCCTCAACCCATTCTTCATTATCAATCCGCTTTGCCTTGAAAAGAATTTCTCTCATTCAACTCCACCATCCTCTACTTGTCCTGATTCTTCTAGCCAATTTTCAACACATGGTATGCAAATGTAGCAACTACACCAACCTTGTCCTTCTACTATCGCTTTTTGGTTTAACATTTTTTCACCTTTAGGTATATGTTTTTCGCATATGCAACACGAATGAGGATATCTTATCTTTACGATTTTTTCTGTTAGATTGGATTCTGAGCCATCCATGTCTCCTGCAAATATCTGGCTATCAATATACATCTCTTCTGGATATTTCATTCAACTCCACCCTCTCCATTTCAATTCCATTGTCAATAAGTTCCTGCATTTCTACGTCCAGAATGCGGACGTAAGTTCCTCTTACCATCCGCATTACTTCCGGACTTAATTCTTTTATGTTCTTTTCTGATACCAGGCTTTTTGCCAGGGCGAATACATATGCAACGCTTTCATCCTCTGTAACAGTTTCCTGAAATTCGATTACAAGGATTTTTCTTTCCTCATAGCTGATAATCCATGCGTTCTTTACGATTTTCTTGTGCAGCTCAATATGAACATAAAACGGTTTTTCCTGCAATTGTTAGCCCTCCCATTATTTCTGTATTTCTTTCAGGAACTCAACCAATTCAGTCTCTGAATTAGGGAATTTATTATATCGTGTATGATACGTCCATTTCGGCACGCCACCAGCCCGATCTGGTTCAGGTCCTCCTACTAAGTGCATGTAATATGATTCTTTTATGCTGGATACCCACCAGCTTTTATTATTTTCTAAATCTGGGGTGTATTCTTCTACTATCAAACGCGCTCCGTTATCAAAATCGTATTTGTAGTATTTGACTTCTATGTTTTTATCCTCATACCAAAGTCCCCAACTTTTGTAGTTTCTTAACCATTCTTTTCTCTGATCGTTATTTCTCATTACTGGAAGATCTGAATTTGCATTGTCTTTTAGCATTTCGGTGGTTTCGCCGGTATGGTCTTTCTGCTGCTTTTTATCCGGCGCGTCTGCTTCCGTTTGGCAGCGTTTTTCTATCCATCCGCAACGAATATCGCATTCTTCTGGACAATTTACGCAACAGGCATATGGAGCACTGCAATAATACGCTGAGCCACATATTCCGGATTTTGATTTTCCTGCGATACATCTTACGCCTTGGTCTTTCTCCTGTGTCTCTGTCTGTTCTTTTGGACTGTTCTGTGGTTTCTCCGGAGTGTCTATGGATACTATACGGACCGGCTTCTGTTTCTTTCCGAATCTTTTCACCAGCTCCTCAGACAATTCATTCCACGTCAGACTGTGCTGCATTGTGCTGTCGGGATTGAATGTTATTCCCTCTTTGTTTGCCTGATAATTGAAATGTCCGTTTCTGATCCTGACGTCCCGGTACCGGATGCTGATTAAATATGCGGCCATTCTCGTGTCGCATTTGAGGACTCTTTCTCTTTCGCCTTTATTTAACGCTTCGAAGAATCTTTCTATCTGCAGTTCTACAGGAATCAGTGTCTCATCTTCTTCCGGTTTCTGCTGCCTGGTTGCCTGCTCTATCGTCATCTGTCCCGGAATGTCTGCATTCAATGCCTGCTGGTTCTTCAGAAGCTCAACATCAGAAGGTGTCAATGTCCCATTTTCCATAAAAATCTCATACGACTGCTGTTGAAGTTCAGGTTTCAGAGATGCTACGGCATCAGCCACTGAAATTTTAATCCTTTCTTCTTTGAATTCTTTCATCAGCTCTTCTATCAAATTATTGCTGATTTTCTTATATCGGCTATATTGACCGCCCGATATTCCCATAAGCTCTTTTAATTCGTCTCTAAGATTGCCTTTAAGCCCCATGCTTTCTTTAAATTGTTTTACAATCTTTTCCATTTCAAGAAATTCCTGCATTTTTTCCCAATCACTTTTATCTCTGTAGTTATTAGTCTGAATTACTTTGAACTGGCGCAAGATTGGCTCAATTTTTTCTTTTTCTTCCAGAGACAGCGTTTCCATTCCAGGTATCTTGATTTCTGAAGCGTACATACACGGGACTTTTTCAAATCTGGTATCTCCTTCATTGATCAGATCAATACAGCACAACCGGCGGCGATGCCCAGCAAGCACTCGGTCCTTTTCATTTACGTTCTCTATCAGGATTGGCTGCATAAGATAACCTGTGATTTTAATAGATGCTTTAAGTTTTTCTATGTTTCGTGTATTGTAGAAATTTTCCTGAGTCGGTATCAACTCTCTGGGATCTCTGTATACAATTGTCTGGTCTTCCCTTCTCTGCGGAAGAGACTGGATTCCCAACAAATCTCGTGGATTAAATCTTTTTCCCATACTTATCTCCCTATCATCTGTAGATATTCTCTTACAAGTTTCTTATAGTCTTCTGCTGCCGCGCTTCGCTTGCTGTACTGCACAACTGGCATTTTTGCATATGTACTCTTTGCAACTGCAAGAGAATTTCTGATCACGGTGTGCATTGTCGGATAGCATTCTCGAATAATCTCAGCTCCTGCAGTGTGTGCTTCGTTATATCGGTTGTATCTGGAAATAAAGCATTTTACGTTCTTCATTTCCGGATTCCAGTCACGTTTGATTGTATCGATCTGCTTTAGCAGCTCTCCCATGCCTTCTGTCGTATTATCATCAATTTCAATAGGAATCAGCACATCGTCTGCTGCCGCAAGCGCATTGATTACAGAGATGTTAATATCCGGAGCATTATCGATTACACAAAAATCATAATCTTCTTTCACTCTTTCAACAGCTTTTTTCAGTCTGGTCTGCTGCACTCTTGTCAAATCCATGGACGCTTCCAGATTTGCTTTTAACAGATTGAGATTTGCAGTGATGATATCCAAATTTTCATAATTTGTGTTCTGGATTAGTTTTTCCATGTCCGGATCTTCTTCTGTCATAATCTCATCGATTCCGACACTCTCCGGAGATCTTCTATCCAATCCACGGGAGCAGTCTCCCTGCTTGTCATTATCTACAAGCAGAACTTTATAGCCTTTCTGGTTAAGGATGTAAGCAATGTTAATGCTGGAAGTGGTCTTAGCTACTCCTCCTTTTAAGTTGATGATTGCAATTGTTCTCATGTTGATTCTCCTTTTCTTGTTTATTCTTTTCTTTTTCCGAAACTGCATCCGTCACCGGCTTTTAATCCTTCACAGGAGCCGTTTCCAAGTCTGCAGCAATCTGCATTTGTCGTTTCTTCGTGTATTCTGTAAGCGCATTCCTGACAGAGCACGATATTTTTGTATTTCTGCATGAGCTGATAGGCAGCAGTTTTGCTGAAGGTGTTGATTTCGTCATATTCCTGACCGATTCGGTCAATGTAGCTTTCCAGTTTGCAAACGGCACAGCATTGATCCTGTTCTTCTTGTGTCATTGTCGTGTAATTACTCGGACAGATCTTGTCGCAGATGTATGTTGCAAATTCTTCAAGGATAGAGCTTATGCCTTCTTCTTCGTTCTTTTTCTGCTCTGAGCATCCATTCAGGTTTTCCTTCAATTGGTTCGTCTTCAAACCATATCCCTCCCTCGTCTTTATAGTATGTAAACCGGGTACCTGATCTAATAATGGTACCCAGACATTCCATTGTTCTTTGATCCTGTTCCGGTCTCAAGCTCCAGCCTTTGCCCCATAGTTCTTCTGCATTCATCTTTTCTCTTTTCCATCTCCTCCTGCAGCCACCCGGAGTAACTGTGTTTCTCAGTTTTTCCAGTTAATTTGTGTGTACTTGGAAGGGCATGGATAGCAGAATACACACGCTGCCATTCTTCTGCATTCTTTATCTCTTCGCCTTTACTGTCTTTCCAACCAATTCCAGCCAGTTCTTCCAGTTTCGGGATTCTGCTGCAGACATATGCATCTCTTGTGTGTACGCAGATCTCGCACGGTACCGCCATGCGTTCCAAGGCTTCCGCAAGTGTTATTAAAACGGTCTGGTGGTAGGTTCCTTCGAAGTGTCCGAAGCCTTCCTTGGTTCGTTCTTCGTTTCGTATCGATACTGAAAGGACATAAGAGCACTTTCTATCTGTGATTCCCTGATAGATACTGCTGGTTTCAATGTAAATATCTACTTTCACTTTCTCATCTCCTCTCAAATCTGTAATCGTTCGGTAGCTCTATCGAGCCAGCCTATATCTGTATGCGGATTCAGGCGGAACATTGTGTATCGTCTGTATCTAAATCCGGTTTTTGGATTTATTCCTTCATGAATTTTTGCTATGTAATAACCTTTCTTAGGCTTCAGTTCTTTTTGCCATCTCTGGAGCTTGTCTACACGTGGTTCAGGCAAAGGCATATTCCTCGAAGTGTTGTAGCTTACTTCTTTAATCCTCGGTTTGGCAAGTGTCCCGTCTTTTTTCTTTTGTCGGGTGTTTTCATCTTTTGTTATGTAATTGCTGAGCTTCGTGAAATCTTCGTCATAATATTTACTTTTCTTTATTGCACTGGTCCACGTTCCGCCTTTACTCCAAGCTCTTTCTAAGATACTGGCTGTATCGCCTACTTCATTTACAATAATGTGGATGTGCCAAGCTCCTTTTGTTCCCCTTTCTATATTCCTGATCCAGAAAAGTTCGTATCCTCTTTTTTTATATTCCCTTCTCACTATGCGTATCGCCTTCTGGAAATCATCCAGAGCTTTCTTTATACTTTCGGGGCGATTTTCTACTAGGTAATCCCATGTAGCTAAAATATCTCCCGGACCGAAATACATGAGCATTCTCTGTCTGGCTTTCTTAGCCTTATTCATTGCATTGACCTTTTGCATATCTTCTTTGGTGGGAGTCTTCTTCTTTTCTCTCTTCTTACCTTTTGCTCCATACTTCCCGTCATGGTATTCTTCTCGGTCAATGATATCTCCATCCCGGAACATGTATTCTTTACGTTTCGTAGCCATATTTCTGTCCTAACTTTAATATCTTTATCAAGTCCTAAACGGGTCTTCCGACCCTCGAAAAAAGGTTAAAAATATGGCAGGTTCACTCCTGCCGGAATTGACATTCCGCCGCCTGAGTGTTATACTTGTTGTATTGCAATTATCTCATGTGGCGGAAGCCAGGCTCATGCATTCCCGTGCATGGGCTTTTTATTTATTCTTGAATTCTTTGTATAATTCTCTTCCTGCTGCTTCGGTCATATTGTCGTTAATTATTTCTGACTTAACCGTATATCTTAATCCGCTTAACAGTGCTTCTGCTGCTTGTGCTGCTTCTGGATATTCTTTCTTTATCCCTTCTGCGACCATGTTTAATGCAGCTACGACAAAAACTATGTCTCCCGCTGGAATAAATCCTACGATTTCCTGCAGTTCATTTACTCATACCCGGGTGCGTTCTGTAGAAAGCTTTAAAAGTTCTATGCCTTTTGCATTCATCAACTTTTTCTCAAATTCTTTGTAGCCATTAAAATCTGTTCTTAACATTTCATTTTCTCCTTGTCTCCGCCTTATTCGGCGGTTTTTCTTTCGCAGTAATTCTTCCTCTGGTAATATCCAATTATAATTTTCGAAACATTATCTATAATTCTCTGATTATCTTCCTTTGTGTTATTTTTACAGTAGTCGTCGTGGATCCGGATTAGGCCGGATCCATATTTGATTTCTTTAATCACTGCCATATGTATTCACCTCTCTTGGTTATATTATGTTGTGCGGTTGTACAGGGTTCCTTCCCTGCTCAAGTCACTTTTCTTCCCATAGCCAGAAAGGAGTTGCCAAGGGGTAACAATTTTAAAAGAGTGTTCTGTGAGATTATGAAAGGATGGTTGCTGTTAAGGTACATAACCTTCGCTGATTTATGTGACTTCACATTAGTTCTTTGTGCGGTTGCTTCATTAGTGTGTTTGATTCTTAAAAAATAAGGATTACACCGGTAACTATTAACCTGTCTTTTCCACAGATGTTAATCTCTTATGGCCGTTTCTTTCTCAAGGAAGCGGCCTTTTCTATTTAACAGCAACTACCCTTTCAAAATCTCACAGGCTGCTCTTCGTTCTATGACGGTTAGCCCTGCCCTTCCTTTTTTATCCTGCTTTCTTCTGGCTTGCCCCAGCCAAGGCAATAACTGTGTTCATGCAGCCATCCAGATAGCCTTTCTGTCTCTCTGTAAGGCAGTCCCAGATCGCATTCATTTCTTCCATTTGTTTCCATCTCTGTTTTACTTTTTCTTCTGTAAGGATTTCTTTCATCATTGTGTTTCACCTCACTTTTGTCTTTATTTATAATTGCTTTAGATTCTTTTAATCAGATTGTCGAACAGCTTTCATTGACTCTCTGGTTGTGTTCCCTTATTCTGTAAGTACAAGTTACTTTTTTATCCAGGTATTTACAGAAAGGAGATTATTATGATTGACCCAGCTTCTTACTCTTTATTGAGGAAATTTCAAAAACGCTCATGGACATTACGCGAAATATCTGTAAATCTTGATGCAGATGCCGTTTTTGTCTCGGATTCTCTCTCTTATTTATTTGAAAGGCACTATATCCGCAAAACTCTCGGCAACGTTTCTGAAGCAGACATTTTCTTAGATGACTGTTTTTGTATCACCTACTTCGGTCAAGTAGCTATTCATGAATATAAGAGAGAGTCCCTGCATTTTGTCTTTAGCGAAATACGGTCATGGACTGCTTTGTTCATTTCTTTTGCGGCTCTTATGATTAGCATCATTGCATTAATGCAATAAGACTGATTGTGATAGCAACTATGGAAAATACTATGGTTGCTATCTGTACCGCTCCGCGAAGCACTCTATGGATTATTTCGTCTTCGTCTTCCCACGGATATCTCCTTGTTTTCACCTCGCTTTCTGTTTCTTTACGACACATTATAGTGTCTCTAAACAACTTTGTCAATATGTTTTTGTGTCTTAATTCAACTTTTTGTATTGACTTTCTTTTACTATGGTGATATTCTTTGGATAAAGACACGAAGGAGGTGATCAAATGACACCAGGTGAACGCGTCAATGCAGTTCGCAGAAGTAAAAAAATGACCATGGAACAGTTTGGTGAGCAAATAGGCGTCCAGAAATCTGCTATTTCAAAAATCGAAAAAGATAAAGTAAACCTTTCTGAACAAACTATAAAATCAATCTGTCGTGAGTTTAATGTAAATGAGGACTGGTTGCGGACCGGAGCTGGTGGCCCTGAAAATATGTTTATTCCGGAAGATATGCGGTACCTGAACACCGTTGGCAGACTGGGAAACGAGCAGAATGAGTTTAAGAAGTTCTGTATTAACATGCTGATGGAGCTTCCGGACAAATACTGGGATTACATTTATGAAGAATTCAAGAAATTTGAGAAAAAAGAAGAGTAGCCACTAAGGCTACTCCTTCCGAGGTTATCTGCAGATAAAATTGTAGATCATCTTTCCAGGAATCCGATAAGGAGATAATAGATCTCTTTTGCGCGATTCCGGTTTCTTTCAAGTAATTTAATAATAAGTGTAATGTATTTTTCGTTTTCCATGAGTATGTACCTCCTGTATCGAACATTTGTTTGTATTTAATATACAACAAGATTCTTTCGATTTCAAGAGGTGCTTTGTAGTATTTTCATAATCATCCCTCCTTGTGTATATTATGACATTTTTTCCAAAAAAATCATGTATTTAGAGGGAATCGTCCAGAATTCTGGACATTTTTTTGCTTCTACTTGTAATCCGACTCAAATAAGTCGGTAATTCGCACTTTTAGTGCTTTTGCAAGCAGCTCCATGTTCTCCATTGTTGGCGAATATACCTCGTTCATAATATTGTCTATTGTGGACTTGGATATTCCCGATCTGGCAGAGAGCTGCCGAACTGAAATGTTTTTGCTATACATAATTTCGCTTAACAATATCTTCATAACCTTATTTCTTTGCAAAAGCATTTCTATTATACTGGTAATTCATTCCATAAAAATCAGGAGGTTTTTCTTATGAAAAAGAAATGGCTTTACGTAGTGCTTGCAGTATTAATAATTGGAGGAATCGGTTCTACAAGCCATAAAGATAGTTCTACTGATGCTTCTACTACTAATGTCGCAGATAATATTACGCCAACAGAAGCGCCGGAACCAGAAGCAAATACTTCTGCAATGGTAGATAGCATCGTAAATAAAGCTAAATCTGATGCTGATGGTCAGCTGGATTTAGATACCTGTAAAGAAGCGCTTTCATACTTGAAGGACAATTATCCAAACTACTTTACAGATAATGAAACCATGGAAAAAGTCATGTATTATGGAGCTTTTCTCGAATACTCATTTGAAGGTAAAGGGATTAACGATGTATGCGCAACTTTAGGTCAAGATGCTTTGCAGACAGTTAAATATGTATATCGTGGAGCCGATGCAATAGAAGATGAATCTACGCAATCAAATCTCAGACAGGTAAAAGAATCTCTCGATTCTGCATCATTAGAATAATAAAAACCGCCCCTGCTTAACAGAGACGGCTTTAAGAATCTTTGCAGTTGTGATTGCTCAATTCTTTCCTGGACAGTTAGAATTATAGCATGTTTCTTCACACCTGTATAGGTGTATTTTTTATACTCATTTTTCATAAAATATAACGGAGGTTTACCTATGAATGAAAATGTATGTATCTATTTAAGAAAGTCTCGTGCTGATCAGGAAGCTGAGCTTAGAGGTGAAGGTGAAACTCTGGCCAGACACGAGCGGATTCTCCTAGATCTGGCAAAGAGTCGCAATTATAGTGTAGGGGCAATCTACCGTGAAATTGTTTCCGGAGAAACTATCTCTGCCCGACCGGTTATGCAGCAGCTCCTTCGAGAAGTCGAAGCTGGGTCGTGGGATGGTGTCCTGGTTGTAGAGGTAGAACGTCTGGCCAGAGGCGACACAATTGATCAGGGTGTTGTATCCAGAGCCTTCCAGTTTTCTGATACAAAGATTATTACTCCAACAAAAACTTATGATCCTGATAACGAATTTGATGAGGAATACTTTGAATTCGGTCTTTTCATGTCCAGACGTGAATACAAAACTATCAAGCGGCGTTTAAATGCCGGAAGGATTTCTTCTGTCAAAGAGGGGAAGTATTGTGGAAGCAGACCTCCGTATGGATACGAACGTGTCAAATTGCGTGGTGAAAAAGGTTTTACTCTCCAGCCGATTCCGGAGCAGGCCGAAGTTATTAAAATGATCTATTCTTTGTACTCCGGAGCATCCGGTGACCGAATCGGTGTTTCAAAGATTGTCCGAAAGCTCAACGATATGGGGATAAAATCTCCTTCCGGAAAAAGCTGGGTTCCGATTAGCGTCCAGGATGTTCTTGCCAATCCTGTATACGCCGGAATGATCCGCTGGAATGGTCGAAAAACTGTCAGGGCTATTCAGGATGGTGTGGTCACGCAGTCGCGTCCACGATCTAAAGAGGATGATATACTCTTATTTCCCGGCCGGCATCCGGCAATCGTATCCAAAGAAATGTATGATTCCGTACAGCAGATCCGGAAGAAGAACCCTCCGCGTCCGATCAGTATCAAGAACACGATAAAAAATCCTCTTGCCGGAATTGTGTACTGCAGCAAATGTGGTCGCGCCATGGTTCGGCGGCCTTATCAGAAACGCGGTCAGGATGACACACTTATGTGTTCTTACACCTCCTGTCCTACTGTAAGCAGCAAATTGTCGCTTGTGGAAAGAGCTGTGTTAAATGGCATTCAGGATCTTGTTGACGAATACCGGCTGAACGATGCTGTTCCCGGTCCGGACATTAACAACGCTGTTAAATCTAAAAAGAAATTAATTGCAGAGAAAGAGCATGAACTGGAGAAATTGAATGTACAGAAGATGAAGCAGTATGATCTGCTCGAACAGGGAATCTATACGACTGAAGTTTTTCTGGAGCGATCTAACTCAATCGCATTCTCCATTAATTCCTGTCAGGATTCTATAGAATGTCTAAAAGAAGAAATCAGGCATGACAAAGAGCTTATTGATCAACAGTCCTCTTTTATTCCAAGATGTGAGAACCTTCTTGAAATTTATTGGAGTTTAGACACTGCTGCGAAGAACAAGATGTTAAAAGAGTTGATTGAGAGGGTTAATTATACGAAGGATACTAAAAATGCTTTCCGCAAGGGGAATGAAGCCACCTTTGTTTTGGATATTTTCCCCAGAATTCAGTCAAATTAATTAATGATAACATCTATGTACAAACGAATCAGCTCATAGCTGTTATCATTTTAATTATGCAATAAAGCTTTGACAATACCGTACAATGTGTGGTATTGTTTCAATATGAAGGAGGTAACAATTGTGAATATTACAGAAATGAGAAATTATATAGGAGTCTCCAGAGCAGAGTTCTCCAGGCGCTATAACATTCCGCTCCGTACACTTGAATCGTGGGAAGCAGGAGTTCGAATTCCACCGGAATATGTCCTGGATTTATTGGAAGAATCCGTCAGGCGAACAGACATCATAGAAGTAACATTTGTATATGATACACTATTACAAAACGGTAAGATTTATCCATGGTCCAAAGATGACGATCAATATGGATCCGATCAAGCAGCGTATAAAACTGTACTAAACATAGTTGATAGATTCCGAGAAAGGTATCCTAATTGTGAATGGGAAGACGAAGATATAGATTACATCGATGCAATAGAAGGCTTTGCTACAAATCTCTTAATGGCAACATTGGGAAAAGGAGAGGCGAATGAGTAGAGGAAACGGTACTGGCTATATCCCAGATAAGAGTAATTTAAAGTCGAGCACTCGTGCACTAGCATTAATTTAATTGCGTTTCTTCTTGACATACCACCAATTTGGCGGTATTATATAATCATCAAAGGAACGGAGGAAACAGAAATGAAGAAATACAACTTATCAAAAATCATGAAAAGGGCATGGGAACTGGTTAAAAAGTCAGCATTAACTATATCCTCCGGTCTTAAGAAAGCATGGGAGGAAGCGAAAACAATGGAACAAAAATTAGTTGAACTCGTCGGAAGCCCAAAACAGATTGCATGGGCTGAAGATATAAGAAAAAACATGATTTCGTATTTATCTGCTCTCGTTAGAAAATACGAAGCTGAAGACAGACCTGCTCGCGCAGAAAAAAGAGCTAAAGATATGGAGATTCTTAGCAACATCAAAGAAGCTTCATGGTTTATCGAAAATCGCAGTTATGCCGTATATTCTACAAATTATGATTCAAACGATTTAAGCGAATTAATGGCGAACCGAAATGAAATGAATTTATATGAGCGTATACATAAATATGTCAAAGAACATTGATAGAAAGGGGGACGAAATGTATGTATAAATATAATCAATCTGAATTTGAATCCATGATGGATGAATTAATGCATGATTTCAAGAAAGGCTGCGGAAAATCTGAAGCCGAACTTGATGTAGCTTACAAAATCTTAAATCCCTCTCCTGTCGGTGGGTTTGTCGACAGCCTCGTTAAAATGGATAAAGATTATAGCACGAATCTATGGGAGATCAAGCGAAAACAGATCAAAAGTTTTATACCTGAATGCGACGGATACCAGTTAGACGATATCGTGGCCTATTGCCGTGCGAAATTCTTTAAAGAAGAAGTCGATCGTATCATATATGATAATTCTATCGCTGAAGAATGTGATGTTTGTGTATATGCGGACGGTACTATATTAAGTCCGGAATGGCCATATTTATGTGCAAAAGTATATGTGAGTATTAAATGGATTGACGAAAACAAAACCACTTACACACGTATTTTCCCATCCGCGGTAGGATTCATGTCTTACAAAACAAAAGGATCTATGGAAGATGATCTGAAGCAAAAAGAAAATATGTCCACCACGGAAATGCGTGAACACTTAAAGATATCCCGAGCAGAATTCTCAAGGAGGTACAACATACCGATTAGAACGCTCGAAAACTGGGAATCCGGAAAAAGCAAATGTCCGGATTATGTGAGACAGTTGTTAGAGCGAGCTGTCTTGGAAGATTGCGAAGTGAAATAGGAGGCGTGTAAAATGATTAAGAGAGTAAAACTTGAAACCATTTACAAAATGGCTAAAGAAGATAACGAGAAAATAAAAGATCGTAATCTTTTCCCGGACGGATGGGATGAAAAAGTCTACGATTATTATAACAAATTGTCGAAAGAATCTTCCGACGTTGAAATGTTCATGGAATTTCTGGGCGGTGAAGATTCGCCGCTAGAAATGGCGTACGCATACAGGAGAAACATGTATATCATGCTGTACACAATGAATGCAACAGATACGATAGCATTTGTGGATGGCGAATATGATATATTCTACATCGTATCAAAAGACGGCGACGATTATAACAGCTGGGAGTGGTGTTTCACAAACAATATTGACCCGATCAAATACAGGGGTGACGACGGAGACGAACCGGTCCCGGAATGGCTCATAAAAAAATACGAAGAACAAATAAAATCAGAATAAAAATAAGCCCCTGAGAGATAATCCCGGGGGCTTTTATCGTGCTTCACTTAAATCGCAATCAGGTCTTTCCATGTTTCAGATCCGCATATTCCGTCCACTTCCAAAACTTCTTTTCTGGATTCCTGATAAGCTTTCAGAGCGTAAATCGTGTTCGCATCTGCTGTCCATGTAAGTTTCAAGGCTTTGCCGTTTTTGCCTTTAAAGCCTCTGGCTCTTAAAATTTCCTGTAAAAGGAGCACAGATGTGTTTTTATCTCCTGCTTTTACTGTTTCCGGATTAAACATATATTTTCCCCCTGTCTGTGTAGCATTAGATGTTGTAGTAGTTTCCGTTTTGCTGGTAGTCGTACCAGTCAGTTCGGAAAAATCAATACCCTTGCCGGTAAATCTCAGGCGATGAGTCCAGCCATGACTGTACAGATACCATGGCTGAGTTCTGATTTCATTACCAGAATCATCAATAGTATTTGTAGTTCCTTCGGATGACCTTGCATGTACAATATTATCTCTATCAATCGCCATAGCAACGTGATGAGTTACATTTAATTCAAGATCACCTTTCTGCATCTGTGCATGTGCTGTCTGATTTCTTGCTACAACTTCAAAACCACAATTGCACATATTGAGCATATTTCCTGTATAGCTACAATGTTCTTTCAGGTATCTCGCCTGTTGAGTCAGCCCGTTCTTCATGAATGCGTAGTAATATGCTGTACACGCCAAACTCGAACAGTCAAACGATTTAGGATCATTAATCTCATACAGACTTCTAATCCTCTGGCTGTAACCATGAGCATTATCATTGGCAATATTTACCGCAAATTCAACTGCATCATTTATTACTGCCTGAATAATCTGTGATTTTGTTTTCTTCACTGTATCTTCCCCCTTATTCTCATTTTTTACAGTAGCAGTATAATCTTTATAAAATATATTTCTATCTACAGTTCCGCTGATGCCTGGTATCTTCGCTTTGCTGGAATACTGCCAGCCCACACCAAAGTCCGGCCGGAGTCGTTCCTGTAAGGTGCCGTTATCTGATGCCGGATAACGTGCAATCCAGAAATCGTATTTTTTCAGATGGCTACAAATTACGTTCAGATACCAGTCCACATTACAATAAATACCAAATTTATATCCCGCTGCCGTGATAATCTTTTCGAATGCTTCTGCCAATTTATGGATCTGTTCAGCTCCGAGGCTTCTCTGATTATTCCATTCCAAATCCAGCCAGACCGGATACTGCAGTTTTCGCCCGTTCAAAACTTCCACTACTTTTCTGGCTTCGCTCTGTATCTCCGCAACTGTCATGGCATA